ACACCGCCCGCGGCTCGCCCGATCCGGTCGGCAGCCGCAGGACGGAGGCCACGAGCACCCGCATCAGCCTCGACAGTCTCGCGACCGGCGATCCTGCCCTCGGACGCGCGCTCGATCGTGCCCGCCGGGTTCAGGGCAAGGACATTCCGCTGCTGATCCAGGGCGAGTCGGGCGTCGGCAAGGAATTGTTCGCACAGGCATTTCACAACAGCGGCCCGCGCGCGTCGGGGCCGTTCGTCGCGCTCAATTGCGCCGCCGTGCCCGAGTCCCTGATAAGAACGAGTGAGATAAATCCCATGGGCCAGGCGAGATAAATCCGGAATATAGGGGAACATATCCGGATATAGGGCGGCGAAAAGTGCAAAACACTTGCAGCAGACAAAACGGAATTAACGGGCCTTGCGCCTGCGTCGTCCAGCCCGATTATGCAGCAGCTTCCTCGCCCATCGGGGCCTTACATCAATGTCTGCTCGAGTCATGGCAGGAGGTAGTTGGCGACGATATCGAGGATGGCTTCACGGTCTTCGGCGCCCAGTGTCCCGGAATTGGGGTCGGCTGTGAGAAGACCGCGGCGCGGCATGTGCTTGGTGCCGAACTCGTGATAGGCCGCGTACGGAGCATCGAAGCCAATGGTGGTGCTGGTCGCATCGAACGAATGCGACAGGCCATCGAGCAGGTCGCCGTAGCGCTCCAAGAGTTTGCCCCTGCCAGCCCCCAGTTTGCTGGCAGCCGGCGTGCCCGCGAAAGGATAGCTGGCCTCGGTTGTGGGTTCCCATTTTGCCCATTCATTACCGTTCGGGTCGCGGCGCGTTTCGAAGCGCGCGGAAACTCGGGCTTCCATCTCAAGGCCGATCTGGTCCATGAGCGGGGAAAGATCACTTGAGCGCTCGAGCAGCTGCTCGAGAAAGTCGAGTATCGGGCGATCGTCAATTTTGATGGTCAGCGCCATGTGCTATCCTTTAACCAAGGCGTTGCGGCAAAGTCTCCCGGCATCCGCTGAGGGCAGACCTGGGGCCCAAAGGTTCCGTCGGTGGTCAGGGGAGCCCACCGCGCAGCGCCCACGAGGCGGCCCAGGTGCCGCCTCATTTCTTTTGTGCTCGCCGCAACAGGCGGGCAATCTCGCGTTCGCGCAGTGCCTCGTCCCTGGACAGACGCCTGTAGCTGGTCACAAACAGCCCCTCGCCACTCACCGTCGCCTTGACCACGAGAACGTGGCCACCGCTCTGCTCATCCTCAACTTCACGCACGTAGATTAGGCTGTGTGTGCCAGTTCCGGAGTTATGCTCGACCCCGCGATGGGTATGCGAGTCCACCACGGCTTGCGCTTGGGCATACTCGGCTGGCGTCAGTTCGGGGTGTTCGCGACGTTGCTTCGCGGCGGTGTTCCCGGATAACACCCCCACCCGCGTGAGGGCTCCAATCGCGGCGGCGTCTATGGCCGGAATCACCACGAGCGGCCAGTTGCCCAGCGGATTCGCGAACCAACTCGCAAAGCCGGGATCTGCTGCGAGCAGAGCCACGGCTTGCGCAGCCAGATCGGGGTCAGCATTGGTGAGCTTCTCCCGTGCGAGCCGGGTCAGATGTGCGAGGCGCGCACGCTCGGCGGTGTCAGCAGTGCTTTGCGGGGCAGAGGAAGCCTGTGTAGCTTCAATGGCCGTTGGCGCCGCGGACGGCGCTACAGCTTGCGGCGCTACCCCGGTGGGCGCTGGTGCGAGACTGCTTTGTTCCTGGTTCAACGGGCGGGCTTGCCGCGCGCGGCCTACGTTGTAGGCGAAGCCGGGTTGAACGCCTTCGGGCACGGTTAGGGTTTCGCCTGTACGGGCGTTGGTCCAGGTCCGCGCATTGTCCGGCGGCGCCGATTTGATCATCGGTTGGCCGGTGGGCGTGGTGCCGCGATCGTAGTCGCGCCGTGATACGGGCGTGACACGGCACCGGCAATTGAAGCCGTTGGGCGGCAAGTGCGCATCCCAAAATGCGTCGTCCACCGGCAGCGTGACGTTGTCCCAACGGGCGTGCTCTTCTCGCACCTTCTCATCGCGCTGGGTGATGTAGCGGATGTAGGGGTGGCTGTCGCGGCGGCGCTCGATGCGCTCCCACTGGCCGGCGGCATGCGCCATGCGGGTGTTGGTGTCGTAGATGAGCTTGAGCCGGGCGGGGTCGAAAACTGTGGTCACCGTTCGGCCGGTTTTGGGGTCGAGTACTTCGCGCTCGCCCCACCAGCCCTTGCGCGCGAGATAGTCCGCCATGTCGCGCGTCCAGTCGCGGCGCGAGAGGTCGCCGCCCACACTGTCCACAATGCCTTGGCGCACTGCGCCGAGCACGTCAAGCGCGGTGAGTCGGCTCACGGTGAATTGGTGCACGTGCTCGCCCTGGCGCAGATCGCGCCAGTCGTGCGTCACGGTGAGCTGGTGGCGATCGCGAAGATAGTCCATCGCCTCCTGCGGGCGCAGGCGATACAGCTCGGCAAAGTCGGTGGCGGCCGACATCATTCACCCTCTTCGCCGATACCTGCCTGCGCGCCCATTCGTGCAGCGAACACCAGGCGGGTGAGCTCGTCGGCCAACAGATCCGGATCGAGATCACTGAGCAACGCCGGCAAACGCGCAATGAACTCGGCGGCGGTCTCGCCCTTGGCGGCAGCGTCGTCGGCGGCCACCTGAAGCTTGGCCAACCATGGCGACATCACCGGGCGCCAGTCGGCCAGCGCTTCGTCCACGATGACCCCCAGCGGATCCGCCGCGGCCGCTTCGTTGCGAGGCTCCGCAAACGCCACCCGCTCGACTTCCGTCCCAGGCGCTGGCGCATCTGGTGGCGGCGGGGCTGCGCGCTTGGTCCAGCCTTCGCCGTATTTGCTGCGCACCGCGTCTTCGCTGAGATCGAAGCCCATTTCAGACACATTCTTGTCGGTTGCGGATTCGGCCTGCTTGTCTTCTTCAGCGGAGATGTCGCGATACACGGTGCACGGTGCAAGGCCGTTGAATTCGCAGATCCACTTGATCAGCGTGGCGTTGAGGGTCTCCGAGAGCAGGTCGCTGTCGGCCTGGGTGAGTTCGAGCCGGACGCCTTCGCGCTCCTTGCTCGCTGCGGCCAGCGCCCCGCCGCCTTTCTGGCGCGGTTCCTGGCCGAGGATCACTTCCGAGATCCAGTCATCCATGTAGTTGCACAGGCTCTCCTGGGTCGAGACCGAGCCGGTGAGCTTGCTCTCAAGCAGCTCGATCATCGTGCCTTCGGGGGTCATCACGACGCCGTCGTTCGAGAAGGCCTTGAGGGCGTCGAACAGTGTGTCTTTCTCTTTCTTGCTGGCGTTGCGCGGGTATTTGCCCCAGGGCGTGGGGGTGCCGAAGCGGTCGTTGAGCTTGTTCCAGGCGATGATGCCCTTGCGCTTGAAGAACACCGGCCAATACAGCTGCAGGCCCAGGCCGGTGCCGTAGGGGTTATCGTCTTCCGGGTTGAAGCGATGCACCAGGAACTTGCGCTCGGGCAGCTCGACGCCGCGCACCATGTCTTGCTGGGTCAGCATGCGCAGCTGGGGCGGCTGGGTGTCGTCATCCTGCACATAAACAAAGCGGCGCTGCGCGCGCTTGATCACGCGCTTGGGGGTGTAAAGGCCGTCCCGCACCGTCCACACGATCTCGGCCGGGGCGAACCCGACGATCAGCGCCTCCATCAGGTCGGCGCACAGGCGGTCGAAGTTGAACGCTTCCAGCATCTGCTGCACCACTTCGGCATCCTGCTCGCTCGTGCCGTCGATGGGCGAAACCGTCCAGGGGCGACTGATCAGGGCGAGGATGCGCTTCTGCAGGCCCGAGAACACCTTGCCGTCGCGCTTCAGATCGCGGTAGAGCTGCCAGTTGTTGCCGTGCTCGCCGAGCAGCGGGTCATTCGGGCGGATGATGCCCATGAACAGCGGCTCGAACGGGTCGCGCTGGCGGCTGGCGACTTCGGTATCGAGCTCGGGGGCGGCCGGGGCGGTGGTCTTAGCCATTTAGGAATCCTGAAGTTTCGGCGCGCGCGCGCTCGCCGGCGTGGTCGCTCTGGTATTCGATGGGGGCTGCCGGGTTGCTGGCAGCGTGCTTGGCCAGCGCCAGCGCCCAGAAGCGGTCGGCGTGGCCGTCTGGCGTGCTTTCGGCCACGAAGCGGATGTTGCCAGCGGCCGTGGTCACCTTCTGCACCTTGCGCAGGTCGGCGCGGATCGTCGGATCATCTGGGATGCGCAGCGCGCGGTCTTCCATCGCGCCTTTCAGCGGGTACGCGAGCGCCTCCTTGACCGGGGCGGTGCACGTGACGGCCTCCACGCGGTGCTCGCCGAACTTGTCTTGCGCGTCATCGGCCCAGCCGATGCCCAGACCGGTGGCGTCGATGCAGATGCGGTCGGAGAGCGCGAACCAGGGGTAAAGGATGTCTTCCTGGGCGCTCTTGCGCATCTTTTCCATTGGGATCACCTTGCGGGTGTAGAGCACATCCCCGAGCTCCTCGAGCACCCACAGCACGGTCAAATCCTTCTTGCGGCCGATATCCACCCCGCAGAACAGACGCCCGGTGAATTTGTCAGTGACCTCGCGCTCCCAAGGCATGCCTGCCATGTATTCACAGCCGGTGATCAGCTCGTACTCGAGGAACTTGCTGTCGTCGTCGGACGGAATACACATGTATTCCTGGTCGAACGACTCGTCGTCGGCCGCGCCGGCCTTGACGAAATCGAAGTACTCCGCCTCGGTCATGTCCTGCTGTTCGGCCTCGGCCGGCAGTGACTGCTGCAGCTTGTAGAGAAAGCCCTGGTCGAGCGCATCCTGCAGGGTCACGCGGTGCAGGCTGATCTTCTTGGGGTTGCCCTTCTCGCGGATCTCGCGCACCAGGCCATTGAAAAATGAATTTGAGCCGCGGTGCGTGCTCACCAGCTCCATATTGCCGCCCCAGGTGATGCCGGGGTAGGCAATCGCCCACATCTTGCGCTGGTCGCGGTGCAGCGCGAATTCATCCAGGATGCGGCTGCCGCGCTTGCCGGCCTGGGCATCCGGGTTGCTGCTCATGCTGTGAATGCGTCGGCCGCTGGCGAACTGCAGCACATAGGCGCTGATCTTCCGCTCGGGGTCGATGACCACCTCGCCGAGATCCTGCGCCGCCATGTTCATGATGCCGGCCCACAGCTTGCAATCCTCAATGAACAGCCGGGCCTGGATGTCGTCACGGCTGCTCACCCGTTCGTCGTGGCGCGCGCCCTGTGCGGCTGCGCGCTCGACTGCGGCATAGGCGGTCGACCAGCTGATGCCGATCTGGCGCGACTTCTCCATCAGCTTCAGTCGCGCCTGGTCCATGATCCAGGCGGTCTGGAACGGCAGAAAGATCGCGTCCGGGTTGGCCGGGATGATGCGCGCTCGCCCCTTGCGGGTGATCATCACACCATCCCCAGCGCTTCGCGGATCGCGCGCTTGGTGTCTTCGGTCACGCCCCCCTTGCTGCCCATGGCATCGAGCTTGGCGCGCTGCTCCTCGAGCAGGCGCTTGCGGGTGTCGTCTTCGACCTTGGCCTGGAACTGCTTGAGATTCACGCTCGATCGCGTGAGCGTGGCGATGTTCTTGGCGGCGGCCGAGAGCATGCCCACGCGGTCGGCCGAGTCGATCTCGTCGCCGGTGGCCTCTTGCATGTCGAGAATGGCCTCGAACAGCTCGGTCTGGATCAGCGCGGTCAGCGCCTCGGACCGGGCGTCTTTGTCATCGCCGGCCTGCGCCTGGATGATCTTGGCGGCCTCGGTGCTGGCGCGGATGGCCGACAGGCGTCGCTCGAGCTTCTGGCCGTAGCGATGCACCGCGGTGCGGCTGGGCAGTTCGCCCTCGGCCGCCTCGTCGGGGAAGGTCGCGCGCAGCTCGGCGATGAGCTCGTCGAGCGTCATGCGCCCTTCGGCGATGCGCCGTTCGATGTGGCCTTTGACCTCGGCCGAGAGCCGGTCGATGCTGCTTTTGCGGCCCATGGCGGCTTACCAGTACTTTTCCGGGCGTGCGATGCCCGGTTCGCAATCGACCGTGTATTCGGCCACGTCCACGCCGTAGCGGGTCAGCTCGCCAAACCAGCGGCCATCGGGTTTGCGGGTGACGCCCACCAGCTTGCGATCGCCCAGGTAGTCGAGCTCGCGGCGCAGTTCATGCGCGGTGGCATCCGGGTATTCAGACTGCGCCACCGACAGGATCGGGCCCTCGAATGCGCCGATCGGGCGGGCATTGTTGAGGGTGAGAATGATCAGCCAGCGCAAATGCTCGCGCCGGGCCTTGTGTGGGTCGATCATGACTGGCCCCCTTTGAGTGCCTGGTTTTCGATGCGTAGCGCCAGGCCGTCGAGCTTGGCCTCGATCACGCTCTGGCCGCGGATGTAGTCTTCGCGCCGCACATAGTGCAGCGGCATTTCGGCCTTGAGTTCCATCAGGTCACGCTCGACCCTGCGCCATTGGCCGGCCTCGTCATGCGCGGCCTTCTCGAGCACCGAGAACCGCGAGTCCCAATGCACCGAGTGCAGCTCGCGCGCCTCGTCCTGCGATCTGAAGCGCGCATCCAGGCGCTTCTCGATCTCGGCCAGCAGCACGCGCCCCATCGTGAAGGCCGCGCCCATGAAGGCCAGCAACAGCCCCCCGAGAAACGTCACCAGCGCCCACAAATCCACCTGAATGTTCATACGTCCTCCACAGACACTTCGTAATAGTTGAACGGCCCGTGGGTCTTCACCAGGGTGCCATACGGCATTCGATGCTGCCCCGCCCGCTTGATGACCAGCACGCGCACGCCATCCACGGCCAGCGATTGCGCAATGTTGCGCATCGCCACGCGCGTGAGCTTGCCCATGGCGGCCATGATCTCGACCTTGCGCGCATCCACCCGGCACAGGGTCGCGACCGCGACCGGCTCGTCGCCGAATTCATAGCTCTCATCCGGCCGATAAACCCGCACCACGCTGGTCAGGTGCTCGATATGAATCATTCCGGTGCCTCGTGCCAGTCGATCAGCGCATCAAGGCGTCGAACGCACTCGGCGTAGGCATCGCCTGCGGCGAGGGCCCAACCGGCGAGGTCGGCATCGGTGGCAGCGTGCCCGGCATCGGCTCGAGCA